GTTGATGCTATTCACATTTATGAAGCTGAATTTAATAAATGTATAGTAGATCAAGAATATTATGATTTCACTAGATTTAAACAACAACCACCAAAAATTGAAAATGATGAATTCAAGAAGTACATTCCTAAACAAGTGTCAACTGATCAAACTATATGGGTACAAAATCCAGATTATGCAAAAGTAGATGAACCAGTTAAATCTCAAATAATACCAACAGGACGTGATTATTATGTAGTATCAAAAAGGGATGGCTCATTTTTCAATTACTCAACATTAAAAAGAATATCACTTAAAGCAATGCAAGAACAATGTACAATGGAGCCAATAAAGAATGAATTAATACAAAAAGTCAATACAAGATTAGCAATGGCTGCAAAAATAGATAAACAATTATTAAGAAGTTTAGTCCAATATGTCAATAGAGAAGAACCAATATAGTATAGATGTAATTATGGCCATTATAACACAATGTATATACACAACTGCCAATATTGAAACTAAAATAGAATTATTATCAAATGCAGGAGTAACAGTAAATGTTAATGATTTGAAAACTGGAAACACACAAACATTACCAACATCATGGATCGAATCAATATTCAGAGGAGGATTTTCAAAATTGTTAAAATTAGAAATAGGTAATTTAATCTGGGGAGACTCAGCCAACTTCGTGGACCAAAAGGTCCACCCTTTTTGCTAAGCCCCATATCGGAGCAGGGAGATAATCCAATCATACAAGCTGCCCACTTGTATGATTACACATGTTTAGGGCCAAATATAGAAAAACATGCTGAATCACCATTATATACTTTGGAAGAAATACACCCACATCCAGACTATCAATTTATAAATGGAAATTACGCACGTAGATTAAAAATAAATAATATGAATAAAATGATGCAAAGATTAAAAGAGAAAATAGTAGCTGAACACCAATTGGAAATAGAAACACAACAAAGAAACTGGTTAGATTTCTGTAAAGTGGCTGATATACAATGTAAATGTCCTCAAAATATAGCATTCGAAAAAGTATTAGCATTACAACAATTAGACCAAAAACAACAAGCAATGGCGTATAATTCATGTATACATTCAATATTTGCTGCTGCCAAGAGACAAATGAAAAGAGCACCTACACCTGAACCTCAAATAGCTGATGACTTCGTTCAATTTGCCAAAGAATATATAAATAAGCATATAGGAGATAAATTAAGAAATTTTGGATATTCATTCAATCAATGGTATAATCATAATAATGCACAAAAACAAAAAGATATAGACAGATACTTACAATCATTAGTCGATAGAGCTTCATTCACGAAAAGAGAATATGCTGACCTACAAACAATAAAATACAAAGGAATATGCAAAGTCGAGATACAACCAACAAATGGAAAACCTCGGATGGTGTGCTCAATACCTATTAGAACAAAAACAGTGATGGGACCAGTTACATGGAGATTAGAAGAGATTTGCTGCAAACATTTGCCAGGATACTGTGGAAATAAAAACTTACAACAGATGTCAGATGAAGTCAACAAATTACTAGAACAGGGTTTTACAAAAATAGTAGAAGGAGATGGTTCAGGATTTGACAATACTCAGGATGTATCATTAAAAGAAGTAGATAGATGGTTATACAGGCAGATAGAGGATAAAATTTACCATGTACCAAAATCAGAATTTCATTACATATCACAACAATTATACAAAACGATGGTAGTACAATACCTAGATAAGGAAGCTAAAAAGAAGAAAAACTTATTTGAATATTCAATACTAGGAACTGTGTTCTCAGGCGATTGTGATACCACATTGTGCAATACTATTAGAATGGCATTATACAATATATATGTTAATACAAAAGCAGGATTAGTGTTAGACAAGGACTTCAAAGTTTGGTCAAAAGGGGACGATTTTACAATATTCTACAAACCTTATGTTAGTAATGAATTAATAAAAAGTGCTTATGATAAATACTTTGTAAAACCAGAGATGTTTAATGGACAACCCCTACAATATGGATTAGGTCAAATATTAAAATTTTTGACAATAGGAAATGCTGATACATTATCTTTTTGTTCATTAAGAGCGCTTTACACAGATTTCAACGAAAATAAGATTATACTAGTCAGGGATTATAGAAAATTTAACAACATATCATTGTATGCAAGAAAAATAAAAACTATGCAGGGAAAACATCGTGTACAATACTTATTACAACAAGCAGCATCAATAAGAGCAGTTTACAAGGGGATAAATATATTTGATAATTTTGCAGCAGCCTTTGAACAAGCAGCACAAACATATGCCTTACAATACACTAAAGATGAAAAACTAGCAGATAGATTATTACAAGTTTCAATGAATATGATAATAAAAACAGCCAAGTCAGCTCGATACCAATGCAGTCAATTTGCAGAAATAGTTGAAGATGAATATAGGACATTAATTTACAACATACAGAAAAATTCAAAATTCTTTAAAATACAAGCAGACTATTGGGAAACAATAAAGAAAATGCAAGAATTAGTTTCATATAAGCTTACAAAACAAGAATATGATTATATAAACCAACAAATAGAAGCAGAAATAAGTCAAGAAATATTTAAATCCGATATGGGGCTCAAAAATTTTAATGCCTAAAAATTCTAATAAAACTAATAATAAAATTAATAAAATAAAAACAACAATCAAAAATAAAACTCAGAAATTAGCAAACACAATTAAAAGATTAAGAAAACAAGTGAATAACACAAAGAAAATGCCAAATAAAAAGTTTATACCAGCAGCTAATACTAAAAACATGAATAAGGACTTTAGAATACTTTACCAAGATGGAACTACAGTTAAAGTTACAGGAAGAGATTTAGTGTATGCAATACCCGACAATTTAGCACAACAAAATCAAACTGACATCATAACAGTCATACCTGCAAACCCATGTTACTGGCTTGGAACCAGAATATCAGCCTTAGCACAAGGATATCAAAATTACAGACCTCTATCAATGAAATTCAGTTATATACCACAGTGTGCAGTTACCCAACAAGGAAACGTTATAGCAGGAACTTTATGGAATCAAGCTCCCTCCAATGATAACCTACAACAATCATTAAGAACTTCAAATGGAGGTCAATTAAGTCAATGTTATAAAGCATTCACATCCAATGTTAGATTAAAATCAAACTTACAATATAATTTATATAAAACTGCAGGACAATTTGATCAAGAATCCAACCCATTTATATTCATGTCCATAGCAGTAGGATGCAAAAATTCAAATAACCAAAATATAATACCAGGATATTACTATGTAACATGGGCCTTTTTACTCAAAAATCCAATAGGAAATACAAATATATTCTACAATTCAGGGATAACCACATATGCTCAAGTAGATAAAGATTATGAGAATAAAACTATAGTATTTTTAACACCAGGAGATGAAGAAATACAAAGGGGAGCTATATTACAATTAGAAGATGACGACGAGGATCAAATGGTGGCATATTACAATGGATCTGTTTATGATATGCAAGAAACCGACTTAGTATGGTTCTTCGGTAATTCAACAATACAACAATCAAACGCATTAGCAAAAACAACAAAACAAATATTAAATTACGAATATATAACAGGAGAACCTGAATCACCACAACTCGATACCACCATGTTGATATTTGAACCAGTAACAAACCCTAATGTATACAGAATATGGATACCAGCAACACATAACGCACAGCCTCTCTCAATACAAACATCAAATATGTTAGCAAATGGATTAATTACCAGATTAACACCATTATACTTTTGGAATGATCCTTATTATCAAAACATAGGAGTGCATGTTTATATGGGAAATTTTAGAGCAATAGTAGACAACCCAGGAACTTATGACAAAATACTTGAATACGAAGTATCAAAAGATGAAGTAGAATTAGTAGATTTCAAGAACCCAGAAGTTAATAGAAACAAGAAAGTACAAAGAAGAAGAAACCTCAATAAGTCCAAGTTCATGTTATCATCAAAATCAGCAAATAATATATTCCCAATAAAACCACAACAAATACAACAACTACAAGATCAAAAAGTAGAACAACAAAAATTATCATTAAATAACATAGAAGCACCAATTATTAATAAAATAAGACAAGCAAGTAAATCAAAATCACGATCAAAATCAAAACACAAAACATTTACAAATCAAATCATTGAAGAAGAAAACCTAGACTCTTCATTAGATAAATTATTTTCATAAATTATTCCACTTAACATTTAAGTATGAGGTCTCTACAGAGACACTGCCCACAGGATACTAATTTGGTGAAAACCGCGCCGTGAAGACGGACTTGGTTCAGAGACATCAAGTGTAATTTCGGC